CACTTGGCTGTCCATAGGAATTCTCCTTCATCCCCTGTAGCCTCAAACTCAATCTCTTTGGTCTCTCCCGTTGCCGGAGACATGATGGATTGAATAGCTCTCAGCCAAACGAGATGATAGATCTTACGATCCTGTTCACCCCAATCCTCCGAATCAGATAGCTTAGACAAGTCAAAGTGTGTAGGCCGGATAGCCTCGTGTGCTTCTTGAGCGGTGCTTTCCTCCTTCTTTTTCTTCTTCTTATCGGCATTCGTTGAATGTACATATTGGACTCCCCATTTCGCACAGATGACACGTTTTGCGTCATCAACTGCTTCTTCACTCATCGCGACAGTGTCAGTTCTCATATATGTAATATGTCCAGCCTCATAGAGTTTCTGAGCGATTTGCATGGTTCGCTTCGGTGCGCAATGATATAGATTGCTTGCCTGCTGCTGTAGAGTACTAGTCATGAGAGCCTGCGGCGCGCTCGTCAACCACGGCTTTACTGTAGCTTTCTTGATGACGCCTGTCGGCTCTGCACGATGATTTTCCAGATAATTCAGTGCCGATTCCTCATCACCGAGAGCATCATTCATCGTTGCAGGCCATGCCGCCTTTCCTCCAAGAGCAGACCAAGACCCTGTTATAGCCCACGATAACTCAGATTTGAAGGTGTCAATGCCGGCCTCTCTATCACATACTAGACGTACTGCAGGAGTCTGGCAGCGGCCTGCTGAGAGACCCGTGGACCCTCCGAGATGCTTCCAGAGGAGGGGTGAAATCGTGAAGCCGATCATCATATCAAGCATGGCACGGGCCTGTTGAGAATTCACGCGGTTCATGTCAATGGTGCGTGGCTTATTCACGGCATCCAGCACGGCATTCTTGGTGATCTCACGGAATGCCGCACGGGGATTTGTCTTGGGATTGAGTTTCAATAGGACAGCAAGACTGTATGCGATGGCCTCTCCTTCGCGGTCGTCGTCTGAACATAGGATAATTGACTCCGCATCCTTGGCGGCGGCCTTGAGAGATGCAATGGCTGATGCCTTCTCCTTCATGAATTCATAGGTCGGTTCAAATCCTTTATGAATACCGATGGCGTCTAGATCGTGTGCTAGGGCGCGAATATGACCCATAGATGCAATAACCTTGTTTCCGAGTCCTAAGAACCCTTGAATCTTAGAGCATTTTGCAGGAGATTCAACGATGATAAGGCGCATAGATGTACCTTTTCGTAAGTGCGATAATGATTCATTTTTTAGACTATCTACGCTAGATAGATGGATAGGCCAAGCGCATCCTCAGAGGGTTCTCTTTTAGAATTAGTTGCGAGAGGTCAAAAAGACAAGTATTTTATGAATGAAAAGGCCGATGCGGTGGTCCCCTTTTCTTATGACATGAAGACATGGCCTGCAACCATTGATGAGACTCGTCAGACTCAGCCTCTCAATATGGTAGACTTCGGTCGCACAGTGGAGTGGGAGATGGATTGTTTCGGTGATACCCTGGTGGCGGCTGCTCTAGTTATAGATCTCCCTACCTGGCTTCCTATTGCTGTAGCACCTCTCAATACCACCACGAGTATATCTGACGCCTCGGGTACTACATACGGATATACACAGGGGGTTGGTGCCTTTCTTTTTGAGAAGATTCAGTTCTATCAGGATCAACTCTTGTTACAGGAGTTCTCGGGTGATTTCTTGTATGCGTGGGCTCACCTACAGGGAACTCTGGGGTCAGAAGCACTTGCTATAAAGGAAATGGGGGGGCACGGCGGGTCATCTCTAGAAATTCAGAGAAATGCAACACCAGGTCGCCTTTCCTTGAGACTTCCTCTGATTGGATGTAGTCATCCAGATGATTCGGGTCTACCCTTTGTCTCACTTCCGGATCAAAAATACCGGATTCGCTGCACCCTTCGTCGTCTAGAGGACCTTGTTGAGAGTTCTAGCGGTGCAGTCAAGCCGACCCCTTGGACGAGAACAGATTTGACCTCTAGGGGGGCCAATGGAATACGAACGCCGATTCAACCTCTAACACGGGAGAATATTGTAAGACCTCTGATCACCTTGGAGACGACCCAGCGCTATGTTCGTCCGAGTGTACAGTCTATCTTACGAGTGACCGCTAACAAAATTCCATTTATGAGACCGTTTGAGAATATGTTAAGTTTAGACTCCTCTGACTATATTGCGGTTGGAAATGGCCAGGCATCCTATGTGACAAAGCGTATAGATGGACGTCACCCTGCAGAGGGTATCTTAATCATGTTTCAGAGCCAGTATTATACCGATAGAAATCAACTCTGGAACCTTGTGAATCCGATGGGGGATGGGGCGTATTATAACCGCCTGAAGTTCTTAGTTGCAGGAAAGGAGCGAGAGAAGGAATGGGATTCTAGTATCTGGCAGGGACTTTCACCCTTGTACAAGTGTGAAAAATGTCCAGGTATTCCAGTTTCATGGATCTCTTTTACGGTGGGTCCATCTTATGGCTACAGGGGCCCTGAGAAGAGAAAGCCCTCAGGAACTCTGAATTTTTCAAGTGCAGATCGCCCAACCCTCTGGATGAGTCTAAATGATACTTTGCCTTCAACGATGAGTCAGCAAAAAAGGGTGACAATGCGTGTAATAACAGTTGGGTGGGGAGTCTATGATGTCAAGGACAACAGGGGTACACTCACCTTCGCAAATTAACCGTTCAGCATAGCCTGCCCAAGGTTATTTAGCATCTGAACAGCCTCTTCCTCAGCCTTGACGGCGGCTTCATAGTCTTTCTCGGCCTTGACTTGTGCATCGCGCGCTCTCTGAGTATTTCGTGCAGCGACCTCAGCCTCTACACCACGAAGTTGCGCAAGGACGTCGCGATCACGGTTGAAACGTGACCTCAGATCTGCGTTATAAACCTCTGAAATAGGAATGAGCGGGGGGAGATCTGAATAATCGTGATCTGTATCTGACTCGCTATCAGACCGATCCTCTCTGTAAAACTTCTCCTGAACGAGAGTATACGATGCCATCAACTCAGACGCAAAGTATAGACTTAACATTGCAGAAATAAGCATAGCGGGGGTATACTTTGCAAGGCTAGACAAGACTGTGATCCAAGATAGAATCACCAGTGCAATTGAATTATCCATCAGATAGACCTCTGGATAGACGGGCTGGTGGCGAGAGCGGCAGCATTGGGGCTGAAGGAGATCAAGACGGTCACGCATTTCAGTTGTACATTTTATATGATAACTGTGATGCTCAATTTTTCACCTAAAAATTTGAGTGTTGCAGCGACGTGAAGTCAAGTATGGCCGCTAATCTGGAGTATCACCTTGAGCTCGTTGTTACGGAGCAGGGTACACCCTTCTACCCACCTGTAGGCACGGTTGAGAAACTCTCACCCGATAATGCGGGGTATGATCTGAAGGTGGTCGTAAATCAGTCTCCTCTGACGGTTGCAAGTCTTGTTCCTCTGGGTGTGAAGGCGCGAATGATTCGTTATGCAACCATGAGTGAGGGTGTTCAGCATGTTGAAGACTGCCACTTTACTCTTGAGCCTCGCTCATCTATCTACAAGACGGGGTTCATCATGGCGAATGGGCGTGGGATCATTGACTCCTCTTACAGAGGTGAGCTCAAGGCGCCTCTCCTCTCGGTAGGGACCGTGCTTTCAAGTGTTGAGGCTGGTACGCGTCTCTTTCAGGTCATCGCACCAGGCCTGGGCTATATCAGCCAGGTGACCTATGTAGAGTCTCTTCCTGATACGGTGCGTGGTGACGGTGGTTTCGGAAGCACGGGCGCTAAGTAGATGGACTTGAGTGCCAAGGATGCATATGGAACAAAACAGCCTCGGGGGGGCGCAACAACTCTCTTAGATTTAGCATCACGGGATGATCAAGATAATAACCTTTTTCCATTAAATGCAACGGTTACACGGTTTGCACGAGACGACACTGTACGGACTGTACCTATGGCATCTATTTTTCGTGAGTTTACCTTCAAGGGGCCTGCAGAACTCGGTCAGACATTTATCTTTGAAATTGGCGATCTTGTATGTGGTGATTTGGTGCAGGGTCTTTTTATTCAGATCAAGATGGGAGACTGGTATACAGATCTCATTCGGACCTACTTTGGATCAGGCATCTACATCTATGATAGGGGTATCTCACCCTGGACTTATGTAAATTCCTTGGGTACAGCAATCTTAGAGGAGGCTACTCTTGAGGTGGATGATCAGGTGCTTGAGAAGATCACAGGTGACTCTATCAATGTGATATCGCTGCTATTTCCAGATCTAAATACGCAGGTCGGTGCATCTGATGCAATTGGACGCAAGTCTATTGCGGAGGTCAAGGCGTGGACAGGTGCGCAGAGTCTTCCGACAGAGGATGGCTGGATTACAGTCCCCTTATTATTCTCTATGTTACGAGAGAGGTTGAAGGCGACCTTTCCCTTGATAGCATGTCGTGCAGGAACTATGCGAGTCCGTGTGACTCTGAAGAAATTTGATCAGATCATCCGAAATATATCAGGTGAGAAGATTGGTTCACCTCTGAATGAGACAATAAGAGCCTTTGATACACGGCCAATCTACAATGTTCCAAGAAGCTTTGTAACCGCTGTCATTCCACCTCCTCTAAAACAGATTCAGTTACTGACGCGAGGTGTCTTCGTAGATGGACCCTACCGTGAGATGCTCTTACGGCAGCCCTTTGAGCGCCCTTATAGAGAGATTCAACATTTTGATTTTACAGAGCCGCTGAAGTATGTTGTAAACAAGAGTGGTAATGATATAATTACGGTTCAACTCCCTCTGGAGGCGAATCAGCCGGTTGAGGAGATTGTATGGGTCTTGAGACGGAAGGCAGCGATCACTGTGAACAATGACTGGACAAATTACTCAGCGACCTTGGAAAAGGATTATGATCCAGTCTATGCACCTCTACAACCCCTTCTGATCTCAGCCAAGATTCAGGCGAATGGGCAGGATATCATATCTCAGGATGAGGCTTGGTTCCGCTCTCATATAGCTCGTGCTCATAAGTCTGGAAAGGTATCTTATGATTCCTTTGTTTATGGATATTCGTTTGCGAAGGCGCCTGGAGAACATGACCCGACCGGCACCATTAACGCGAGTCGCCTGAGTTCCTTGAGACTCACCTTGAATGTGAAGCCGCCAGGTGGATCTTCAGATACAGAGTGGGAAGTTCGTGTCTTTGTCTTTGCATTTCAGTGGGTGAGATTCGGAAATGGCATCTGTAACAAGGTGTTCATAGATTAAAAATTGATACGTTTCACATGGTCACCTTGTGAAACAAAAAGATGTCAGCAGGAAATCATGAATTCACTGCTGAGTTCTTTGATCAGTCTTCTAAGGCGTGGATGGAGAACAAGGTGCGAAGGGGTGCTTCTATGGCGTACAAGTGTACTATAAAGACAAAGGCAGGTAAACTCTGTGTTTGTAAGGCAATCATGAAGGATGGTCTTTCTACGCGGACTTGTTTAAAGCATAAACAATCCAAACTAGAGTAAGAGGGATGGTGGCGAGTCTATTGAAAATTGTGAGCACGGGAATGCAGGATGAGCGCTTACAGCCTCCGAAGGACCAGCCTGATCTCGGTGCTTTTTTAACTGTGATGATGAAGACGGGGCGATATGGAACGGCCTGGGCGAGAATAGAGTTTGATACAAAACCCGAATTTGGTCAGAGTGCTGTGATACGTCTTCCTGTACAGGGTGAACTCATTGGTCGCATTATGTTAGTCACAACAATGCCTGATATTAAGACGCAACAGGATAAGGCATATAGAGCAAGAAAGGTACCGAAACTCTACAGTAGGAACTATCAGAGCGCTCAGTTAGTCAATGACTTCCAGTATACATCATCGTATAAAACTGTTTACGCGGCTCGTTCAAATTCAGTGCCGGTTCCAAATGGATACGCGGATTTCTCAGGTGTTCAACTGGATGATCTGCGTGTGGGTGCAACCTATACCTTGAATTTTAGCAGTCAGATTCAATCCGTATTCTCACTCTATTTAACCGACAGTGGTCTACCTCAGTCTACCTTCAATATAATTAATCGTGATAGTCTTATTATAGCAGCACCAGGTAGTGAATTCATATCGTATTCATATGACACTGTAAATTGGACACCTGTAACTCAACCTTCTGGAGTGTATAATCAATCTACAATCAATGATATACAATGGAATGGATCCCAATGGCTAGCAGTGGGAAAAATTGGACCTACTGGAGGAAACAATATTAGAACAATTGGTTCAAGCGATCCGAATATAACCGTTAATTTTCCCGTAACCACTGGTGCCTCATACTCTGTTGCATGGAATGGTAAGACAGGAAATGAATCATTATATGTAATGATTGGTGAAGGTGATAACGATGGTCAAAAATTTACAAATATTGACGGTACTCTAGGTACAATTACAAGATCAGTAGATGGTATAAACTGGATACCTGCATATAATCCATCCGAACCAATAGATTATGATGGAAAAAATGGATCAATCGCGTGGAATGGAGAACGGTTTATTGCTTCAGGATTTAGAGTGACTAATGCAGTACAAGCCAAATCAGGTATGATGTACTCTACAGATGCCGTGAACTGGAGTCTTATATTTGATTATAGTATACAAAATATATATCCAAAATCCAAGGTTATGACCCTAACCGGGTCTATAACAGGTAATCGGCTTATAACAACAAGAGAACCTAGCAGTCTTGTTGTTGGTAGTAAGATTTATAATACAGAAAAATTTCCATCGGGTGTAAGTGTTACAGCAGTGATAACTTCCGCAGTGATAACAGCAACTATATCTGGTTCCCTTCTTACAGTGACAACTGTTGTATCTGGTTCTGTCATGGTTGGTCAAAGATTTTCATATGGTGCTGGCCCTTCCGCTATAACTCTAGAAATTATAGAGGAGGGCGATTCACCATCTACATATGTTTTAAATAATGCAACGCCTATCACTGCATCATTGGCTACATACACATTAGGTATAGGTGACACAGCAGTAATACCTCCCGCAGTGATAAGTGCGTCTATATCTGGTCTTTTTCTTACAGTGATAAGTGTAACATCTGGTTCTGTCATGGTTGGTCAAAGATTTTCATATGGTAGCGGCCCTTCCGCTATAACTCTAGAACTTATAGACAATACTGCTTCACAACATGTATACCGTTTGAATAATATAACGCCTATCACTGCATCAGCGAGTACATACACATTAACTATGCCGAATGCAGTTGGCGCGTATATTTTAGATTTACCAGCTGGATGGGAAGGAGATGTTTCAAGCACGTCTATGAGAGATTACCCATTATTACAATCCGTACAAGTGAGGAAAATTGTATGGAATGGCCTTACTGGAGCAGCTTCTTTGACTGTAGCCGTTGGAAAATGGATCTTTTCTGATAGCCAAATATTTGGAATTGCTAGTTCTCCGAATGGATTTGATTGGACCCTTCAAGGACCTGTACTGACTGGTGGAACTGGAACTGGTCAAACGAATGAAATAATTATTTCAACACTCTTAGATGTATGTTGGACTGGATATATATGGATTGCGATTGGTGAATTTGCTAGTGATGGTGAAATCAGTACATCATCCGATGCAATCAATTGGAGTCCACCGGTTCTTCCAAATGGTACTTTTGAACTAGGCGCCTTATCTATTGCAGCAAGTTCAACTGGAGTAATTATTATAGGAGGTTGGCAAAATAATGATGGTACAGTTGGATCCATTGTAAGGGGGTCTAATAATCAACTCGGATATGACTGGCTAACTATCAAAAAGCCTACATCTATAAACACAGATATTATAACCATAAATTCAATTATATATACTGGAGGTCGTGATAAAAATGGTGTAGTTACACCTGGAATTTATATTGCAGGGGGTGCGTGGAGTGATTTAACAGGTGCTCAATATGGAGCTCTATCATATTCAACGGATGGATTAACTTGGACACAGGCTGTATTTCCTAATGCTCTACAGAATAATGACCTTAATCATCCAGGCACGGGGTTTACAAATAGTATAGCATCGGATGGTACATCAGACACTCCACCATCAATTTATATAGCAGTTGGCAATTGGTATGACAAGATAGATACAAATGCATTTCGTGGCAGTATATGTAGATCTATAGATGGACAAGATTGGCCAATATATCTTGACCCTGGGCCTTCATTTGGGATAGCCGGTACAGGGTATGGTATTGTATATTATCCTGCACTTTATTCTGATTCTTCAGGGTATTGGATCGCTGTAGGGAGTTGGGGATCAGTGAGTGATGGTAACTCAGGAACAATTGCTATATCAGATGACGAAACAGGCACCTCTTGGTCAACTGCGCCCTCTGATGGTGATATACCATTCACACCAGGCGGAACCGCATATGGTATAGCATCGGATGGTCTAGGAAACTTTATAGCAGTTGGTGAATGGGATTATTTAGTTACAAAGAATGGTATAAGTACACTATACCGAATTACTATTCTACATGGAGTAGATAATGGGGCTGGTACTTTAACGTGGAATGCTATACTAGATATTCCAAATCCAATAACTAACAGCGCAATTAATGATCTATATGCTGTAGGGCGCGGCGTATTTTATGATGTGTTTACAAATGAATTTAACATTGTTGGGTGTTGGACAGCGGGAGTCATTCAATATTCAATTATCAATATGTATATAAGCCCTGATACCGAAAGTGGAGTGACTATAACAAGTGTAACAGGGCCAACTGATCAATACGGAGAAATCATATCAGGCACTGGGCGATCCATTGCAACAAACATCAGTGGTAAAACCATAGTTACAGGCCAATGGGGAAACAGTACAATCAGTGGGTCAAGTGGAAGAGGTGCAGCTTTTAGTACCCCTGTAAATCCAACTGGTACCCTTGGAAAATCCAATATAGGAACAGGTATTTTATGGAACGGAAATAACTGGGTAGCATGTGGAAATTGGTTTGATCAGTTTAACACGAACTACGCAAATATAACAGTGTTTTCATATGGTCTTGTGTGGTATCAAGCATTTGACCCTCCAAATTCATTGAATCAGATGAGGGTAGATAATAGACCATCAAGTATTCTTTGGGACTCCTATCGTTCTCAATGGGTTGCAAGTGGTGTGTGGTCAGTAGGAACTAGAAGTAGATACATCATAACTTCATCAGACGGTGTAAACTGGTCGGTTCCATTTAACTATTCATGTATTGGTATAGAAGAAATTGTATATGGACTTCAAAGCATACCTTCAGGCATATTCGTTATAGGGAGATGGCAGGGTCAGACAAAGTTAATTTCAACCTCGTCAGATGGCATAATTTGGTCGTCACCTTCTAGTATACCAGGTGTCTATGATTCAGATATATATAATATTGCATGGAATGGTATAAGATGGGTTGCAGCAGGTAAGTTTAAAGATGTTACAGTGACCGAATTGGGAGGACTTGCATTTTCCTCTGATGGTGTAATATGGACAGTCGCTAGATTTCCAAGAGGAATTACTGAGACAAAAACAGGGCAAGGATTATACGGAGTTGCATGGAATGGTACAATATTCTTAGCATATGGTGCTACGTTTGATATAAATCAGAATGGTCAAGGCTTCACTACAACGTCAACAGACGGTGTAAATTGGTCAGATCCGATCAATCAACCCTTCATAGCAGCAGCCAATAGTATATCTTTAGTATGGAGTGGTACATTTTGGTTAGCAGCATCTGCATGGCGATCTGGAAATACTGCGAATGAAACAATACTCGGTTCTTTTATAACATCAACTGATGGTATTACCTGGACCACCCCTATCAGTCCAAGCGGTACTGCTAATACGACGGGGATTTATAGTGTAGCATATAATGGGTCCATGTGGATTGCAGTTGGATCATGGACCTCATCACTTGGAACATATAATATGGCAATTTCATATAATGGGACCACGTGGACAGTAGTTAATTCACAAATTGTAAATGCAATGTACCTAATTCAGTCTATTAAATGGAATGGAACGATATGGATAGGAGGTGGCACTGCTGAGACTTATAATATTATCAGATCCTATGATGGAATCAATTGGACATCACAAGTTTTAGGAGGAAATATTGGTGTAACAGCCATAGCAACAAAGCGTACATTACCTTATACCAGTGCACAATTGTTCTCACCCTTTATACGAAATGTATCGGTCACAACGAATCCACCAGTTGTACCCTATGTGAAGGATTCTGTAGTCACATGGTCCAATGACCCAGTCTATAAGAATGGTACGAACTATCAGACTTTCTTATCCAGTACAAACTCACCCACCTTCACCTTCACCGCCACTAAGAGAACGCAGTGGCTCACATTCGGCACCTATTACAATCTAGCAGCCGTAACGATCACCCTGACGCTTCCATCTCAATCGCCCACACTTGATATGAATGTCAAATCTGATCTGATAGGCCCTCACTTCAGTTGGACTAACAGTCTAGGAAATGCTCTGATCAACTCAGCATCTCTCAGAATTGGCGGCGTGTTAGTGGATACAATTCCAGGCCGCCTATTAGAAGTCTTAGATGAATTTCAGACACCTCTTGAGCGCGTGAATGAGGTGAGCAATCAGACTTGCAGACAAATAAATGGGTTCAACCAGTCTTCCTTCGGTACTCAGACAACTGCTCAGGTTGTAAGAACACCTCTGCCCTTCTGGTTTAGTCGCGGAGATCCAGGATGTTTCCTACCCATTGATGCACTCAATGTAGATGAGGTGCGTCTCACTGTGAATTTCAACCCAATTACAAGTCTCTATTATACAGACTCACGTGCTACAAATCCAGATGGATCCTTTATCAAGACTGATACACCTGGTGCAGGTCTATGGCCTATGGCTGGATCATCATTTTATTATGAAGATTCAAGCGGCACCCTACTAAGTGGACTGGAGCCTATAGATGCACCTGGACAGCGATTCTCACCTTTTCCTAATGTTAAAATGACCACCGATCTAACAATGCCAGAGTCATATCTCATGGTAGAATACATCTATCTTGATAAAGCAGAGGCAAATAGATTCAGAATTGCGGATATTCAGGTCCCTGTTGTCCAACATTACACCTTTGATCCAGTAGATAATCAGAAAAATCCTCATTTAAGAATCCCCCTTGTTATACCAAATCCTACCCGCGACCTCTTCTTTTACTGTAATCGGTATGAGGCTCAGGGATATAATGCAACCTTCCTAGGAACCCGCGATCTAAGCAATACTCTGATCCCAGGTAAGCTCTGGTGGCCAGATGTGACTGGACTAGACAATCACTACTATGGTACAATCAAGTCAGGATTTTCCACGCGCTATTCTGAACCAATTCGCTGGCTATCCCTAGACTACTCAGAAACTCTTAACCGGTACAGCACAGAAAACGTAGCACTCTTCAGATCTGTGATACCTTCGTTAGAGCAGAGGAAGGCGCCCCTTGTAAACCGCTACTACTATAACCTTCCCTTCGGAATTCAGAATGGGTTCACACCCTTCTCTATGCCGATTGGGGAGGCAAATCTAGATAAGGTTCTACGTATGAATCTATCCCTAGGGTTCCATGGAAGAACAGGAAATCTGACCGACGACTTTGTAGACCGATACAATACATATGTCTTTGCAGAAACATATAATATTCTGAGAGTCTATGGTGGTCGTGGTGGTATGATGTTTGCGTACTAAGGTCTAAACTAATCTTATACTCTGTAAACAGATGACACCTTATATAAGTGTAATTATACCCCTATATAATGGAATAGAATACTTGAATGAGGCTATAGATTCTATAATTGCGCAAACGTTTACAGATTGGGAACTTCTAATTGGAGTGAATGGACATGGATCAGATGGGGGTGATATATTTCAGAAGGCTCAACGAATTGTAGAGTCTAAGAATACTTCTAAAATATTCTTGAAAAATTATCAGACAAAGGGTGCACCTATGACTCTTAATGCAATGGCAAAAGAGTCTAAATCAGAATGGATAGCATTCTTAGATGCAGATGATAAGTGGCATCCTAGAAAACTAGAAGCGCATATGTATGCAATACAAAATTTAAACCCAGTCCCTGATATAATTGGCACATTCTGTGAGTATTTTGGAAGAATGAGTGGAAATCCGAATATACCAGCCAATTACATTCATCAAGATATATTCAAACAATATAATCCAATGATCCATTCATCTGTATTAATAAAGGCAAAGTTAATTGACTTTCAAGATGTAATTCTATATGATTATGATTTATGGTGTCGCCTTTCTCTTCAAGATAAGATATTTTTTAATATTCCTAACAAGCTAGTCTATCACAGGGTCCATGATGGATCTTACTATAATTCATCAAATAAGCAAGATCCAGATGCAGTAAGAAATCATTACTTTGGCCATGGGGGCGCAAAAAATTGACTGGGGCCCGCAGCCTAGTATCAGCATACCACAGAGATGCCTCAGATTAGTATTCATCTTACGCGCGACGCCGACAGCAAGAATGATGATGTGATCACGATCACCAAGAATACTGAGTATAATGACTTTGAGATTACCTATACGGATCCTAATGAGGGTTCTAAGATCAAGCAGCGGATTACAGGTATGTATCGTGAAAAGGTTATGCAGTATATGTACCTACTCATGAAGAATCTCTACCTTGACGAGCAGAAGTTCAAAGACGTGCAGTTCAACATGGCAGGAATGCCGCGTATGATAGTAAGCAGTAGTGAGTTTTCAGACCTGTACTATCGTGATCACTTTGAGGAGCTGATGGGGTTTGGTCTAGATACGCTGGATAGTGTAGAAGATGTGAAGGTGAGAGTAGACAACAAAAATAAGTATGACTATGAGACACCAGAGCATGGGCGCTCAGGAGCACTAAATCGTGAGGTATACCGCGATGTAGGTGTACGCTCAGGTCGGCACCTCTTCTTTGACTAAGTACTTAACCAGAGTATATACAATCTAATATAAATACAGTAATTTTTTTCTGATGACCCTGATAATATCTGATAAGATTGATAAACTCTGATGAAGTTACTGAGATCTGATAAGTTTGATGAAGTTGATGGAACGTGTAAACACTGATGAAGTTGCTAAGATCTGATGAAGTTGATGTAGTTACTAAGATCTGATGAAGTTGATGCAGTTGCTAAGATCTGATGAAGTTGATGCAGTTGCTAAGATCTGATGAAGTTGATGCAGTTGCTAAGATCTGATGCAGTCT